ATGGCGGATACCTATACTATCGTTCTCGATCAACGTAATGCCCAGGCTCAGCAGCTTGGGAATAGCAACTTCGGCGTCATCAGCGGCATCATTACTATCACAAGCTACGCTACCGCTAAGGTAGCCTACGCCGAAATCGCCGGGGCGTTTAAGGTAGTCACAAGGGTGGTTACGGACGGTGTGAGTAGCGCCGGTTTTCATACTCGATGGGACCCTGTTACTGGCACCATCCGAGCCTACGTATCTGCTAACGGAGCGGTGGACACTCAAGCTAGCGTTGGCTCTGGCCTAGGCGCTATAGGCTTCATTGCCATAGGGCAACTAGGCTAGTCCCATGGGCACTCTCAGCGGCACGGATTTCAATACTGAGATCCTAGCCGCCCTAGGAAATAGGACGGACATCAACTATGCCCGTGTCTGTACGGCGCTTAATCTCGCCCAGACACGGCTTAGCCGTTTCTACGACTTTAATGATATGGCGCTTGTCCAGCTAGGGACACTGAGCTTCACCGGCAACCCCGCCGCCGATAAGTTCCTCACCCTCCCCACCGGCCTCAAGACTATCCACAGCCTCGTCCTCGTAGACAACACCAGCGCCGGCTCGCTCTGGTCTAGTCGGAAGATGGTGGAGAAGCCGTGGCGCTGGTTTGACAATCAGTTCCCGGTCCCAGAGGTCCTACCGCCTGAGTGGCCTAGTATCTATACTCGCTGGGGCAACATCCTCACCATGGCTCCGCCGCCGATGTACGCCTTCGGCTATCAGCTTAGGTATATGGGGATGCCGACCCCCTTCGCATCTGGTACGCCCTCCCAAACATCCGACTTCACCAACAAAGACGATATTCTCCTTGAGGATAGCCTTCGGCACTTCTGGCGCTCCCTAGGCCGGATGGATCAGGCGGAGATCCATGAGAAGCGGGTTGAGCGGTTGGTTGAGGAGGCTATCCAGCGCGAGGATACCCGCCCGGATATGGACGTGGCCCTGGACATCTCCTCCATCGGCCTCAACATCGAGCAGTATTGGAACAATCCCTTCATCGCAGGAGCGCCGTGACAATGAAGTATGTATCGCCGGGTAAGGAGAATATGGGCAAGATGGGCAACAAATCCAGCAAGCCCAGAGCGAAGACTGGTATGAGCCCTGGTAAACCTAAGGGGCCGAAGCGCGGCAAGGCTATGGTGCCGGCGACCACTCAGGCTCTCATGATGCACGAGAAGAAGCACTAATCCAATGTCCTTCACCGACACTTGGAATTCTACCTATGAGGGAGTGCCGGCAGATAACCGGCTACTCAATCTTGGCGCGGGGGACATCCGGGATTTCAAGGTTAACATTAGGCAGAGGGTTCAAGTCAATCATAGCTTCAACGGCGACGCTAATGATGGTAAGCATACTATCGTTGAGTTGCTAGACCAGAGCGTTCCTCCCCCAGAGACAGCTAACGAAATTATTTTATGGGCGACGGACAGTGGGGACGGTCACGGTCCCGATATATATGCCACTACGCCGACCGTTACCTATACTCGCCTAACCTACGGCGGACAGATCATTCCGACCGGCACTGTTATGCTATTCATGCAGTCCGCCGCGCCACTGGGCTGGACCCAAGTCACTACGGTTAATGATAGGGTGCTAAGGGTAGTTAATGATAACACTGGGGGCAACACGGGAGGTAGTTGGTCTATTAGTGGCCTCAACGCCGCCGTAACGGTCGCCGGGCACTCCCTCACTGAGAGCGAGCTACCTTCCCATAGACACGGGCTTTTTAATGGCGTAGGCATCTTAGCCCTCACGCTAGCTGCTGGTAGCGCTACCGCTTCCGCCGGGGGCACTCAGGGCGAGGCAGACCTCTACTACACTGACTATGATGGCAGTAATTCAGCCCACGGCCACGCTGGCAGCACGGCTACGGCTTCTGGCGATGGAACTTGGCGGCCCGCCTATGTAAACATGTTAGCGGCGAGTAAGGTTTAATGGCCCAGTGGTCTAAGAACGCCTTTGTCTGCCACAAGTGCCCTGAAAAGGGCTGTCCTATGTGGTGGGAGACCGTGGCGACTAGCCTTGATGGTGAGGTTAAGATCATCAAATCCTGTGGCTTTACCCAACTGCCTACCTACCTCATAGAGGTTGTGAAGGCTAGCAATCGCCCCGCCGCCGCCGTTGAGAGCGCGAGGGATGAGATTGCTAAAGGGTTTGGGCAAGTCTCCTCTATCCTAGGATTAGGTCATGCAACGATTGTCAATAAACAAACCGGCTACGGTGCTAAGAGGATCGGACAATCTCCCGGAGCTACAGAGGAACTTAGCTCCGATCCTCAACGACATTCAAACTAACTTTCAGTCGGTCGCCAATGCCGTTAACACTAACATTGGACAGGCAGGAGCAACCTCAACTCGCCCCACCCTCCATCAGCCCGGCGAGAGCTTTTTCGACACTACCCTCAATAAACCTATCTGGTGGAACGGCTCCCACTGGGTTGACGCTACCGGCACAATAGTTTGACCGACCCCCTTCTCCTAACCTACGATACTATGACTACTACCCTTTCGGGTGGTATCAATACCTCTACGAACAGGAACCAGATAGACAATTCGGAACACTTCTACAGCTATAACCTTAGGGAGTTTAAGGATGTTCTCAAGGTTGAGACGGGTTATGGTCCGTTTGGCTCGCCGGTTCTGGGAGTTCCCCAAAACTCCGCGCAACTACAGCTAGTCTCAGGGGCCTCTATCCTGTTACTAGCAACCACGGCAACTATCTACCAATGGGATGCTGGGGTACTGGATTGGTTTATTTGTCCCACGGCGGCGACGACCCTCACCGCCCCAGCGGCGGCTAACGCTACATCTATAGTAGTTGCTAGCTCAACCGGCTTTATTGGCGGCTACGCCATTAGCATCAACCTCAACAATAATCAGTGGCATACTTGTCTCATTACTGGCGTAGCCGGCACCACGGTAAACATCTCGCCGGGCCTACCTTCGGCGGCGGCTAGCGGGAATGTGGTTAACCTTGGCGTGGCGCTTAATGGTAATGTAAATCTCCCTACCCGTTGGGTGCCGTGGCCGGCTCAAGGCTATCTAGTCTTCTCTAATGCCGTCGATCCGGTTATGTACTTCAATGGCAGCGTCCTCGCGCCGGTCCCCGGTCTACCTACAAACACTACATGCTTTGCAATGGTAGTGTTTCATGAACAACTATTCCTCCTCAACACAGTCGAGAACGGCGTTGCCTACCCCTATCAGATCCGTGTGTCGGATCAAGGGGACATTACCAACTGGAGCACTGGGCTCGCCGCCACCTATCCCCAACCCGATACGGATGATTTCATCTATGACGCGCTTATCCTAGCCGGCTGGTTAATCATCTACCGCTCCCGCAGCATTATGCGCTGCACCTATCTAGGCATCCTAGATCAAACCTACTTCTTCGAGTATATGATTACCGAGGAAGGGGCTATGGGCTATCAGACCACGGTAGACATTGGCGGCAAGCATATCTTCGCCGGGAACTCGAACATTTATCTCTATGAAGGCGGCTATGACTACACTCCTCTAGGAGATGATGTACAATACACTATCTACCCCGTCACTGGCAGTATGGACGTGGGATTGGCCTATGCTAATTTGGCAGTCTACGACAAATATCAGGATATTTATTTCCTATTCATCCGAACCAATGGTGCTGGGGCGCTCAATGTAGGCTTTAAGCTGGACATAGGCGATAACGTTTGGACCATCCGTGTACTAAACGATCAAATAGCCGGTTCTGGCAGCTACCTGCGCATCAGCGGCGTGACATGGGCAGAAGCCCAGGGTACTTGGGCTCAGAACACCTATGCCTGGAACGCTAACGTTTATGCCAGTGCGGCCTCCCTTCTGCTATTCTCCGACATTAGCGGACAAGTCCTAGCTTATGATTACGTCTCCACTACCGACAATGGGGTAACTATACCTTGGCTATTACAGACCAAGGACTTCGGCAACGATAGGATTAAGAATAGGCTCAATAGGGTGTTAATATCTGGGGTTGGGGAAGTAACTATCGGAGTGGCGTTGGATCACGCCGGCACTTATATGGACCTCGGAACCTTTAGTTTAGATGGGGGAACCGGCAACACTACAATTTTTCAATTGACAAATCAGTTCGTTTACAACTATATTGCCTTTCAATTCAGCGGCACAGATCCTACCTTCCTCCTAGAGTTCCTAACGTTAGAGTACTTGCCTGAGAGCCTGTGGTGATAGAGGTTCATACAGAGTTTGATGTCCCCTATGTCGCGGAGTTCCTTCGCCGGCCAGACATCTACTCGGCCATGGCAGATGATCTTGTTCCTACGGCGGAGAACATAGACTTTGAGGCGTTCCTCAAAAGGGGGAGTGTCTTCACCTATCCCGTGACCTATCAGGGCCATATGATCGGTTATGTGCAGTTTGAGCAGCGGACTATGATCGCCGCCGAGCTACACGTTGGGTTTATGAAGGGGTATCGCGGCTACATAGCCAAGATGGCTATTAAGTACGCTATGGGAAAGCTGTTCAAGGACCATGGCCTGATTAAGGTATGGGCGAGTATCCATAGCGACAATACCCCCGCCGTGCGGATGGCGGCTAGCCTTGGGTTTCGCCATGAGGGGAGGCTTAGGGATGTGATCGTTAAGGGGGGCCAGTTGAGGGACTTTATCCTCATGGGCTTTCGGAAGGATGATTGGAGGATCTAATGAGTAGTGTATTTAGTTCTCTATTCGGTAGCGCCCCGTCTGTAAGCAATCAGCCGACGACTAGCCCACAGCAACAGGCGACCCTCAATCAGCTTCTCAGCGGGATACAGGCGGGCACTCTAGCGCCGGGCTCGCAGACGGCTTTCTACACCGGCCCTACGGCGGCTGGCCCTTCCAATCTCCAAACCACTAGCCTTACCGGCCTTGAGAATGCGGCGAGCGGCCTCAACTCGGCTCCTACGGGGCAGCAGAACACTGCCACCAGCACGGCACTAGACGCCTTTACCCAGGCCCTTACAGCGCCAACTCCGACGATTGATCCGAGTACAGCCTCGGCGGCGTTTCAACAGGGGGTGGCCCAGCCTCTCCTCACCGACTTCAATACCCAGATCCTTCCGGGGATTGCGGGTAAGTATGGGGCCGGGGCGGGTGGTGCCTATTCCTCCGACGCCATGAATGCCCGGCAACAGGCGGGGCTTAACCTTGATCAGACTCTAGCTCAGCAGGGCTCCCAATACACCCTCGGTGCTGAGGAGGCTAATCAGACTGCCGCCCTCACTAATCAGGGAAACTTGGCTAAGCTCTTGAGTGTGGCTCCCAGCACTACCAGTCTGCCCTCTACCACTCAGGGCTCTACCCTTGAGAACCTTATCTCTACCCTCAACGCCGGGGCGGTGCCCTACAATATCGCTCAGACACAGGACACGGCTAACTGGCAGAACTATCTAGCCCCGCTCACTCAGAGCAATACCAGCTACCAACTCGGCACTCAGGCTAGCCTTTCGCCGACGCAACAGGCTGTTACCCAAGGGGGTAGCACTGGGCTCATTCCCTCCCTTCTCAGCGGGTTCGCCTCTAGTGGAGGGCTCCAGAGCCTATTCAGCGGGGGCGCAGCAGCGGGTAGTGCGGGTGCGGATGGCATCACTTCTAGCCTACTTGATAGCTATCTCGGCGCGGGTACGTCCGCTAGCAGTGGCTTCGCCGGTTTGTCCGAACTTCTACCCTTCATCTTTGCATAGGCAATTCTAATGCCAAACGTACCTCAGGATACTAGGTTTGGGGATTTGGGACAGGGTATTGGTACTCTGCTAGGAGGGGTCATTGCGGCTAAAAAGAAGCAACAAGTTAGCGAGGGTGTATCGCAGATCCTTGCCGACCCCACGTTGGACCCGGACGCCAAACAGAATGCTATCATGCGGAAGTATGGGCAAGAGGGGTTGGACGCCCTACAGGAGGTTCGCAAGAGCCAATTGGTCTCGAAACAAATTGAGGCGGCGAGTTCTGAGATAGAGGAGCGGCGGGCTGAGACTATGGCGGCTCAGGCCCGGACGGCTGAGAGCAACGCCAAGCTCCCCTATGTTAGTAAACAAGCTCAGGCCGACTTGGATAAGGATACGGCTGAGACCCAGGCGGCTAAGTCCACTACGGCTCGGAATAACATGCTGGCCCCAATTGA